CAGTTGAATACGCAATGCCTCTAGGGTCACGTGTCCAGCGGATTGTAAGTTCAGTTGCCCCACCGATTTTAGGTGTTTTGATGTTTAGGTAAGCAGCCCATAATGCGCCAGTCTTTGAATCTGCATTTGGTATGACTGTGAGTAATCCATCTACCTCTAGGGCAGTCCAAATGTCACCCTGTAAAGACTGGGTGGGAATCTTTGATGAGGCATCTGACTTACGGCTTATGTATTGGCTCATGCGTCTATCCACTTCTGGGGATTCCTATGCTTGGTTGGATTCCAAGTACGGCTGGCAAGGATTTGGAAGTGTAGGTGTGGGCCAGTGCTTCGGCCTGTGTTGCCACTAACGCCCACTAACTGCCCCTGACGGACTCTCTGGCCAACTGATACATTCACACCATTGAGATGGCAATAACCTGCCCACAGGCCTGCTGAACCGTCTACAAAGCGGTCATTGTCAATGATCACATGTAACCCAAAGGCCCAGCCCCAGCCCTTTTTGTAGATGTGTTTGCCAGCGTGTACTACGACACCCGGCACAGCTGCTACTACTGGTGTACCTATTGATGCGCGGTAATCAATGCCCTTATGAATGCCACCAGTTTTGTATTTAGCCCCGTAGGGAAATGAAACAATGCCTGATTTAATCGGTTTCATCTAAGTTGGCCCTGCCGTAATTGTCATACTCTGGATTCAGCCAGTTAATGATGATCGGTAATGCTGATACAAGGCCAATGGTTAGTGCCGGGTGAATGCCTAAAGTGTCTGCATTTACAAGTACCCAGCCAAGCACACCTGCGCCAAATACCTTTACAAATGAGGCAATTGGGCTATGTGCAAACCAAGTTAGGAATGTCATTTCTTTGCTTTTGCTACAGGTACTTCTACTACTGGTACAAGGTCTGTGATCTGTATTTCGCATGGGCCGCAAATGACACATGGGTTAGTTGCATCTGCTGGCACAACTATGCCAATGTTTTCATTTTCGCAGCCCTCTGTATGGCACGTCGCTGTGTATTCAATGTATTCCATGTTTATCCTGCCGCCGTTGCTGATTTCATTTGTACTGCATGGTAATGAATGACTGCGCCTGCAACTTGTACGCCACCGCCAGTAACCCAAAAGACTGCAGATGTGGTTGAAATTGTGCCTGTTGTAACCATTGCAGGGTTGGTGTTACCGAGTGAACCATTGTTAGTTGTGGCAGTCACTAATGGTGCTTGAGTAAAACGGCTGGTTGCAAATGTGACAGTTACACCTGTGGTTGTGCTTGTAGCCGTTCCCGCTTGCATACTGAAAGGGATCGGGCGGCTTACGCCTGAAACTTTATTGACTAATTGATTTGGAAAGTTGGTGATATCGCCGTAACGGGCATCAATAGCATCGCCCAGAGTTTCAATGGCGACTGCGCCATCCTTGACATAATCCGTAGAGGTTGGAACTGTCCAGCCAAAGTTCGGGGTTGTTGTTGCCATTCTATAAATCCTGCCATTCTGTGGTACTTGGAGTATAACCTGTCCAAGTTGTGGTTGGTGGTATTTGCAGCCAGATTATTGAGCTGTAAGTTTCAGAATAAGCCGAGCAAGTAAGGCTCAATTCGGCTGTGTAGCGAGTTAGATTCCAAGTCCATCCCTCGACAAATCCGTCAAAGGTTGTGCCAAATACTGCTGGCAAAGCATCGGTGGCAACTCTTAGCCCACAATAAACGGCAGCCATCTGATCCCGAGTCGCATCAGTAACTGTTGGAGAGTGCAAAGGCACTGTGAGAGTCTCTGGGTACATTCTTGGATAAGCCCGGGTCAAGATAAAATCATTAGCCTGTGTTTGAGCATCTGCCAAGTTATGTAACTGGGTTGTGCGAGTACCGTTCAATTCACCGTACAAAAGGTTTGATGATTCATCTCTAGCATAGGCTTCACCTGCTCGGTAAGTCACAGTTGCTTGGTTTACTATTTCGCCCCATTGAGCTGCTGTTCTAAGCCCTCTGGCCAATAAGTCATTGGCTGTTAAATCGTAAGCGATAGCAGATTGTCTAGCGCTGTAATCGTCATAAATAATTTCACCCAAATTAGATTCCCACAGAATACCTCGGCCACTTTGGGCAGCGTTTTGGGCAAGTGTTAGTGCGTTAGTTGCTCCACTTGAATAGGCTTGTAATTCGTAAACGCCCGGCGTATCAATGTTAGTTACAAGATTATCAATTAAGGCTTGATTGACCGCATCATAGTTTTCCCAAGTTAAAGTAGTTGGTAAACCATTCCATTGCAATATCAGACTTACATCTTGCCATGATGTTAGGAATGCGTCTGAAAGAATGTTAACTATGCGAGTGCCATCAAATTCTTTTGCAAAGTTATTCAGGCCAGATTCATGTCTGTTTAATAATGCCAATGGGCCAACGGCAGTAATGGTGTAAACGGCTATTGAGCCATCTGATCCGTATGCTTCAAGGCTTATGTCAATGTCTGAAATAGTGCCATTGAAAATCTGTTGAGTACCTGATGTGCCTTTGGCAATGGCTATGCTGACGGATTCAGATAGGCTTACATCCAATACTTGATCGGCATTAGTCCAAAGTCGGATGGATGCATAGCCCGGCTGAGGCTGTTCGATAATGTCATTGCGACCCATACGGATTGAAATAGAGCTGATGGTGTTATCGGCGTAGGTAGTTGTCCCACCAAAGGTCACTGTGGGGTATGGCTCATAATCGGTCACAATGTAGCCCCGACCAGATTGATTGCACCTGTACGCCTTGCAGAGTCTTGCAATAGGCGTTCAATACTACGGCGTGCAGACTCACCATCAATGACACCATTCATGATTATGGTCACGCCTTGGCCACCAGAGTCCGGGCGGATTGATCCCGAGCCAGATGGTACAAAAGTCTCTGGACCAAACTCGCCTACCCGGTAAGCGCCGCCGCTCATTACTGATCCACCAGCTGCTCTAGAACCCGTTGCAAGGTCAATGTACTGTCCAAGTCTGGCAATAGGATTCATGGCCGTTTTTAAGAAGTCAGGTACTTTGTCATAAACTTTGAAATAACCATCGTAGGCTCTAGCAACTAAATCAATTGCTTTGGCAAAAGTCTCCATTGCGCTTGCCAACTTGTCTAAAGTTGATACACCAGTAGATGCATCTGGGCTTGCAATTTCATCAAACAGTCTGCCAAAAGCATCTGCAACTGCGCGCAAAGAATAACCCAAAGAATAAGAACCATCGCCCTCGAAATTGCCAGCAAGTTCTCTAGCGCGATTGCTTAAAGATTGTGGATCTTCACCTGCAAAACCTTTTGCAACATCATTGACTTTTTCTAGCAAAGTGCCAAGCACACCAACTAAAGGTGCGCCGGCAGATTCTTTAAGTTCACCGAGTCTTTGATTAACAATGTCCAATTTGCCCTGATAAGTGTCAGCGTATTCAGATGCTTGTCCGCCAAATAATCTGCTTAATTCATCAGTGATGTCTTTGAAATCACCAGACTTAAGAATGGCATCATCTAATGGAATGCCTAGGCGCTTAAGTGCGCCCTCATTGCCGTCATAGGCTTTACCAAGTGCAAGGGAAACACTCTCAAGGTCTTTACCTGTACCTCTAGCAATGTCCATTGCAAGATTTGTAAGACCTTGTGCTTCTGCAACATTGCCAGTGCTTCTAGTCAATCGCCCTAAAGAATCTCGTAATTGACTGTCACTGTAACCAGTGGCAAATTGCATTTTCTCAATCCAACCATCAATGGATTTAATGACATCATCATCAATTACCCCGGCTGTATCTTTGAGGGTTTCTCTAAATTTCTTTTGACTGACTTCATCCTCGGCAACTGCCTTGACCGCATCAATACCAATTGCAATAGCCATTGCTCCAGCAGCTGCGGCAACTCCCAAAAAGGCTTTAGCCATCTTTTTGGAATAGCCACCTATTTTGTTGTTGAAACCTTTAACATCTTTTTCAGCATCCATCAACCCTCGGCCAAATTGAGCCACATCAGCCAATAGGTTGAGTTTCATAGTTCTTACATCAGCCACTTGTCCGACTCCATTCGCCATACACAGTGCCAACCGCTGCTTTCCATCGGCGTGTGATTTCTGGTTGTAATGCCTTTAGGGTAGGGAAAATCCAGTAACCCTTATTGCCTCGACCCTCTTTCGGAGTACGAGCAGGAAACTTGTAACCACCATTTGGAAAATTACCAGCTGAACCAAAGGTATTTCGATCCGACCCAAATTCATTACCAAATAACAAAATGCCAGCATTTGCGCCGCCTGATACGCGCCCACGCGATCCACCAATAGTGACGTTTGGTATGCGGTCCTTGTTTGCTCTCACAGTTGATGCCACAATAGCGGTCTGGGCTGGCATAGGTGACCCAATGTACGCAGACATCTTGATTGCCCCGGCTGTCCAAGCGCTGATACTTGCCACATCATCTTTTAATGTTTTTTTGCTTGCATCATCCATTTGATTCAAGGCTTTTAACAAGCCACGCACATCTCTCAGATCAGGTTGGATTTTTATGGTTGTTCTTGTATCAGCCATGTCCATTCCTCTCTGTTATCAGCTGTAAGGCTGTGTTGATGTCTGCGAGTGACCATTGATACAAATCAGATAATGGAATCCCGGTGACAACTGCTATTCTGACGAGTCCGTCAGCGAGTTCTCTTTTGGGCTTTCCTCTACCACCTCAAAGGTTTCAAACTCATTGGTGACCCATGCTTGCTGGCTTGGTAACTTGGTATGCCCTTGAGCCTTAGCGGCTTTGTAAAGCATGCAAGTTATAACATCCAGCGAGCCTTGGCCCATCTTTTCTGCCGCTTGGCTAACTGTGTAACCGAGTTCTCTTTCAATCTCGATCCACAACCAAGCGTTATCATCACTCACTATGTAGTTGTTGCCCTGTTTTGTTGTAACTGTGTATTGCATAATGGTTGCCCTGTTCTACTAGTTATGTACGGGTTACTGATCCATCCTCAACAACAAAGCTGAGGCTGGTGGTTAGTACATCAGTGGCAGCGCCACCAACGGTTGGAAATACTGGGAATACTTTGCCAGCGAATGTGTCACCGTTTACATCAAAACTAAATGTTA